CTACCGCCGCAAAGCCGATGGCACCCGCTCGCTGATCGAGCGCACCCGGCGCGCAGCCGACTGAGCGGCCCCCATCAACAAACACGCACAGGAATTAAACGGCCATGTCCGATCCGATCTTCATCAACCAGACCATCATCCTCGCCAAGGTCGAAACCACGAAGGGCACCGACGCCCTGCCCACGGGCGCGGCCAACGCCATCCTCGTGAGCGATGTGACCTTCACGCCGCTGGAAGGCGACGAGATCGAGCGCAACAACATCCGCCCGTACTTCGGCGACGGCGGCAGCACCATGGTCACCCAGTACGCCAAGCTGTCGTTCTCGGTGGAAGCGGCGGGCGTGGCGGTGCCCGGCGAGCTGCCCGGCTATGACGCGCTGCTGCGCGCCTCGGCCACCAGCGTGACCGTGAACGACGATACCGACGTGCGCTTCGCCCCCGTCACCGATGGGCTGGAGAGCGTGACGATCTACATCGCCGTGGGCCGCAACCTGCAGAAGATGACGGCCGGCATGATCAACACGAAGCTGGCTGGCGACGCCAAGACGATTGCCAAATGGCAGTTCGAGATCACGGGCACCTACCAGGCGGCCACCGATGCCCCTCTGCCTGCCGCTTCCTATGCCGCCTTCCAGGACCCGTTCGGCGTCAACAAGGCGAACACCACGCTGTCGCTGCACGGCACGGCAGTGGCGGCCAGCGCATTCAGTTTCGACTTCGGCAACACGGTCATCAAGCGCGACCTGATCAACGTGGACACGGTCGAGATCACCGGCCGCAAGAGCACCGGCAGCGTGACGTTCGACAACACCCGCGTATCCGACAAGAACTGGGTCGAGCTGGCCCGCCAGTCCACGCGCGGCCCGATCGCGTTCAAGCACGGCCCCGGCGCCACCAACGTGATCGAGCTGATCGCGCCCAACGTGCAGCTTGGCAAGCCCACCTTCGGGGAGTCGGACGGTGTCCAGCAGATCACGGTGCCGCTGCGCTACGTGCCCCTGCTGGGCAACGACGAATGGGAGATCGTGGTGCGCTGACCGGCGCGGCGGCTCCCCAGTCCACCCACCACCCACCACCAACCGCAAGAGGAAAACCATGGCCGTCAAGATTTCCGGTCTCAAGCCCACAGTCACCTGCCCCGCCGAGCTGTTCCTGCCCGACGACAACGGCACGTTCCACGTGCACAAGTTCGACACCATCTTCAAGCGCCTGCCCGAGGGCGAGCGCGACGAGCTGCACAAGCGCTACACGCTGGGCTATGTGGTCGAGGTGCCCGCGCCCAAGGCGGACGCCGCACCCACCCAGGAGCACCGCCGTCTCAGCAATGCCGAGCTACTCGACAAGGTAGTCGCGGGCTGGGGCGGCATGCTCGATGAGAACGGTAACGCGGTGCCCTACAGCCATGAAGAGCGGCGCTCGACCAACCAGGCCTATCCGGGTCTGGAGCAGGCCATGGCCGTGTGCTGGTTCGACCACTTCTTTGTCAACCAGCGCGAGGCGGCGCAAAAAAACTCCGCGGCGCCGTCCGGCACCACTTCGGCCGAGACGGCGCGCGCCGCCACGTAGTCGATGACGACCTGCGGGCCGACGCCGCACTGCTCGGGGTGGACCTTAACCGGCTCATTCCTCCGCAACACCAGCGCGATCGCCCGCAGGACTACGCGCTGTGGCCCGAGCACGCGATGGCCTGGGACGTGTACCTGGGCTGTGGCTCGCAATGGGTCAAGACGCCGATCCCGCTGGGCGGTGGCGTGGTGTGGGAGGGGCTCAACTACCCCGGCGTCGAGGTCGTGATGCGGCGCTATGGGGTGCCGCAGGAGCGGGAGGCCGAGGTGTTCGCCCAGCTCCAGGTGCTGGAGCAGGAGACCGTGAAGCTGCTCAACCAGCAGCGCCGCAAATGAAACAGGCCGGATTGCCCGGCCTGGTTCCTGGAGACGGTGGCGGTCAGCGGCTGGACATCAGGCAGTACAGCAGCCAGGCCGGCACGAGCACCAGGGGCAATACCAGCCACACGCCTGTAGCTGATGCCTTGAAGACCATCAGCAGGAACAGGACGGGAAGCCAGAAGCCGGTCAGGAACTTGAACATACAGGGACTTTAAAACAAATGAGCGCGGTACGCCAGGTAGGCATCAAGATGGTGGTGGACGCCCAGTCGGTGACGACTGAGCTGCCACGCGCCGCGCGCGAGTTCGTGAACCTGGGCGCCAGCGCCGAGCAGGGAGCGGCGCGCGCCACACGCAGCCTGGCGCAGGTCAGCATGTCGGTGCGTGACATCGTGCAGGGCGCGGCCGGCCTGCACATCGTCAGCAACGGCATCGAGGCGATCAGCAACGCGCTCACGGCCCTGCCGCGCAATGCGTTCGACTACTCCAAGAACCTGGAGGTGAGCCAGGTCGGCATGGCCGGCATCCTGGGCAGCATGACGGCCATCAACGGCCAACAGCTCGACTACAACCGGGGCCTGCAGCTCGCCGTCCAGTACATCCAGCAGCTCAACGACGACGCGCTGCGCACTGCCGCCACCAGCCAGGAGCTGGTGCAGGTGTTCCAGGCGCTGCTGGCCCCCGGCCTGGGCGCGCGCATGACGCTGGACGAAATCCGCCAGCTCACCGTGGTCGGCACCAACGCAGTCAAGAGCATGGGCCTGGACGCGAGCCAGGTGGTGCAGGAACTGCGCGACCTGGTCGCGGGCGGCATCCAGCCGGCCAGCTCGACGCTGGCGAATGCGCTGGGGCTCAAGGACTCGGACATAGCGAAAGCCAAGGCGTCTAGCGAGGGGCTGTTCGCATTCCTGATGTCTCGACTGCAGGGCTTCGAGGAGTCGAGCAATGCGTTCGGCGATACCTTCAAAGGCAGGCTTGATCAGATTCGAGAAGGCGCCACGCGTGTGGCGGCCGAAGGTATGGAGCCACTGATCACGGCATCCAAGGCTGCGCTGGGTGAAGTGTCCAGCCTCTTCTCGACCATTGACGCTAACCAGAAGGTCACACTCAACGAAGACTTGGTCGCGGGCATCCGGGAACTGTCTGAGATGGCGGTCACCGGCGTGGGAGCGTTGCGCGAGCTGGGCGTTGGGCTCTACGAACACCGCGAAGCGGTGACGATGCTGGCGTCGGCCTACATGGGCATGAAGCTGGGGAACTTCGTGGCCGACATGGCGCGGGCCACGGTCGCGAAGGTCGAGGCGGCGCAGGCGTCGCGCCTGGCGGCCGTGCAGTCGGCGGCCGAGTCGGCCGGCAACGTGGAGGTCGCTCTCACAAGCAAGCAGAAGCTGGCGGCCTACCTGTCCGAGCTGTCGGCCAAGGCCGCGCAGGCTCAGGCCGACGTGGCGGCGCAGGCCACGCAGATCGCCACCCTCAACACCACGCGCGAGGCCATTGTTGTGGCGCGTGCCGAGGTCGTGGCCAAGATGGACGCGGTGCGTGCCACCATGGCCCAGGCCGAGGCGCAGATCGCCGCCGCCCGCGCCGCTGGCGCACAGAGCATTGCGCTGGCCGCCGTGCGCGAGGGCACCCAGGCGCTGACCGCCGCGCAGGCCCGCCATGCCGTGCTGATGACCGAGCTGGCAACGCTGGGCAAGCAGCAGGCCGGCGTGCAGGCTGCCATTGCAGCGGCCACCACGGCCCAGACGGCAGCGCAGAACGCCGCCTCGGCCTCGGCCGCGCAACTGGCGGCGGCGCAGGGCGCGGCCTCGGTGGCCGGGCGTGCGCTCAGCGGGGTGGCTGGCTTCCTGGGCGGCCCTATCGGCATCGTCACCACGGCCGTGACGCTGGGCGCGACCGCCTGGGCACTGTGGGGCAACAAGGGCTCCGATGCCGAGCGCCAGGTGCAGGGCGCCGTGGCGCGCACCACGCCCGAGATCATCGCGGACCTGGACAAGCAGATCGCCAAGCTGCAGCAGCGCAACGCGCTGGCCGCTGCAGGCATGGGCGACCTGGCGAAGCAAAGCGGCGAGGCGACCGACCGTCTGGCAGAGCTGCAGGCGCAGATCGACAACCTGCAGGCCGGCAAGGGACCGACCGGGGGCCAGGGCCTGCCAGAGGAAGCGCGCCGCGAGCTGCTGCAGAAGCTGCTCGTGCAGTACGGCACACTGGCCGGCAAGATCAGGAGCGCCGAGGAAGCGCAGACCAGCCTGACCACCGGCGCCGGCAAGCTCGGCCTCACGGTGCAAGGCGCAGAGCAAGCATGGCGCAAGGCCAACGACGGCGTAAAGACCGCCATCGCCATCCAGCAGGAGTACTCGGACAAGCTGTCGGCCTCGCGCAGCGCGTGGGAGCAGTACCGCACCGCCCTGGAGCAGCGAGGCACCGATCCGGAGAAAATCCGCCAGGCCCAGGCCGAGCAGGACCAGGTCGAGCGCCAGCTCGCGGCCGAGCGCGACAAGAAGATCAAGGACCTGGGCGCCAGCGCGGCCACCGCCCGCGCGCAGGGTATCGATGCCGAGATCGCCGCGACGAAGCAAGGCTACAAGCTGCTCGCGGCGCAGACCGCAGACAGCCTGGCCGAGGTGGACGCGCTGCGCAAGCGCGGCGCCATCGATGAGTCCGAGGCGCTGGAGCGGCGCACGGCCCTGCAGCTCGCCGACATCGACGCGCAGCGCGCGGCGCTGCAGGCCGAGCTGGCCCTGCTGCAGGGGCGCAAGGATTCGGCCAAGGAGCAGGCCAACATCCAGGGCGAGCTGGCCGAGCTGGCGCAACGGCGCGCCAACACCGAGGTCCAGGCCGCGCGCCAGCAGCAGGAGCTGGACGCCCAGGCGGCCGAGGCGCTGGAGCAGCGCATCGAAGGCTATGAGCGCTCCGCGCGCGAGGCTCAGGAAAACCTGCGCGTTGCCAGGCTGGACACGCTGGAGATCGGCAAGACCGGCGCGGCCCTGGGCGCGCTGCGCCAGGCGCGCGTAGAGGACGCCGCCGCCGAGCTGGAGCGCCAGGCCGTCACGATGGCCGGCATCGACCTGACGGGCCGTGCGTCCAAGGCCCTGCGCGAACAGGCCCAGGCGATACGCGATCTTGCGAAGGTGCAGGGCTACAACGAATCGGCCCGCATGGTGCACGACTATGCAAAGGCCATCGATGAGGCCAACGCGGCCACCCAGTTCGAGCTGAGCCTGACCACACTGTCGCAGCGCGAGCGCGAGATCGCGCTGGAGCAGTACCGCATCGCCATCGACCTCAAGAAGCGGCTGGAGGAGATCGACGCCAAGAACCCTGCAGACCGGGCCGGCGCGGAAAAGCTCAAGGCCGAAGCGAGCGAAGCCGCCGCGCGCGCCCAGGCGGCCGTGGTGGGGCGCGTCTATGCGCGCGAGACCACGCGCACGGTGGACCAGATCAACGACACCTTCCGCCAGGGCTTCGCCGACATGCTCAATCGGGGCGAGGATGCGTGGGACGCCTTCAACAAGAGCATGGCGACGACGTTTAAAACGACCGTCGCGAACGAGCTGTACAAGGCGTTCGCCGAGCCATTCGTCGTGAACATCGTCGGCAACATGATGGGGCTGATCGGTGGGAGCGGCTTGCAGGCACTGCTGGGCGGAAATGGCGGCGGCGCCGGAAACCTGCTCGGCATGGCAAGCAACGCGAGCAGTCTCTATGCCCTGGCGACCGGCAACAGCGTGCTGGGCAATGCCCTCACGGCAGCGGGCGGCTGGCTTGGCCTTGGCGGCGCGAGTTCCATGTATGCGCTCGGCTCGGGCGCAACGGGTCTGGGCCTTACGGCGGGTGGCGGACTTGGACTGACCGCAGGCGGTGGCCTCGGCCTTACGGCGGGTGGCGTGGGCGCAGGGGCCGGAGCGGGTGCCGCAGCCGGGGGCGGCCTGACGGGCGCGTTGGGCGCCATCCCCGGCTGGGGCTGGGCCTTGGCCGGCATCGCACTGCTGGGCGGCCTCGGCGGGGTGTTCAAGGGCTCCACTCCGCACATCGGGGGCGCGGCCAGCTACAGCGAAGCGGGCGGCACAACCACGGGCCTGGGCGTGCTCGACCAGGGCCTGACGTTCGGCGTCAACTCGCGCTATTACGACCAGAGCGTCGAGCAGCAAAGTGCCTCCATCGCACAAACGCTCGTAGGCCTGCTGGACGCCACGGCGACCTCCTTCGGGCAGCAGGCCGGGTACTACGCAGCGACGGCCTTCGCCGACGACTCGTCCAAGGACGGTGCCTGGGGCTCGCTCATGATCCGGCTGGGCGACAAGTCCATTCTGAACTGGGCCGACACCCAGACCAGCCGCTGGGCGCCGAGGGAATTTGCAGATGGGGAAGAAGGCCAGCGGCAGTACTTCGCCGCCATCGCCGCCAGCGCCCGTGATGCCCTCAAGACGGCCATCGGAGATGCAGAGTGGGCGCGCGAGATGCTCGACGCGCTGGGCGACTCCCCCACGTTGGAAGCCCTCGGCCCCGTGGTGCAGCAGATCGGGCAAGTCCAAGCCCTGTTCGCCAACCTGGGCAACAGCATCCAGGGTTTCGCGGGCTATGCCAATGACGCCATCACCGCGCTGCTCAGGGCCACAGGCGGCGCCGAGAACCTCGCCGCGCTCACCAGCAGCTACTACCAGAACTACTACACCGAGGGTGAGCGCAGCGCGGCGCTGACCCGTGACCTCACTACCCAATTCGCGGCGCTCGGGTACGAGCTGCCCCGGTCCCGCGACGAGCTGCGCGCGCTGATGGACGCCAACATTGCCCTGGGCGCCGCAGGCGCGCCCACGGTGGCCGCGCTGCTCAACCTGCAGGGCTCGCTGGCCCAGATCACCCGGTCTGCCGAGGATGCCGCCAAGGCCCAGGAGGAGGCTGCAGAGCGCCAGGCCAAGGCCGAGGCCGATGCGCGCAAAGCCGCGACCGATGCCGCCTGGTCTGCCCTGCAAAAGAGCGTCCAGGCCGCGCGCGACGCCGCGCAGTCCGAGGTCGCGCTGCGCGAGGAACGCCTCGCCACGGCCCGTGCCGTCGTGGACATCGCTCGCGATCAGGCACGCGAGCTGCGCGGCCAGGTTGCGAGCGCTGCCGCGATGTCGGCCGCGCAGGCCAATGCATGGATCGACAACGCGCTCACCGCCGCACGCGGCGGCCAGCTCCCCGATGCCGAGGGCCTGCGCCAGGCCGTCGCAGATGCACGCGCGGGCATGGGCACCAGCGCCTACGCCAACCGGCTGGATTACGAGGCCGCGCAGCTCATCCTCGCCAACAAGCTCGACGCCATCGGTGACAACGGCGAAGCCCAGGCGGACGTGTCCGAGCTGCTGCTGGAGCAGGCCCGGATCGAGGTGGACCGCCTGGACACGATTTCGCGGCTGGGCCGCGAAGCGCTGGATGCGGCCCGAGGCAATACGGTGGCCGTGCGCGACGTTGAAAGCGCCGTGCGCGAGTTCTATGAGCGGATGTTTGAAGAGACGGGGAAGGACGCCAGCGGTGGGAGCGGCGGGAGCGGCGGCAGCGGTGGAGGCGGCGGTGGCGGCTTCGTCTCAGGGCCTGGCGGTGGCTCGGAGGGCGGGAACTATGACCGGGATGCCGACATCCGCTGGCGCATCGACCAGCAACTCAAGTATGCGCAAGAGCGTGGCCTGGGCCATGACGACGCCAGCACGCTTCAGCACATCAACGCCGCACTGTACGGCTCGGGCATCAGCAACGCGGACATCGCGCGCGTCTACGAGATGCCCGAGGACTACATCGACAGCCTTTTCGAGGGCATCGGCATCAAGCGCTTCGCGAGCGGCGGCGCATTCAGCAACGGCGTGGTCACGCGCCCGACCTTCTTCGACATCGGCCAGATGGGCGAGGCGGGGGAGGAAGCCATCCTTCCCCTGGCGAACATCGGCGGGCGTCTGGGCGTGCATGCGCTCGGCGGCAAGGGCGAGGCGCAAACCGTGGCCGCGCTGCGCCAGCTCGCCCAGCAGCAGTACGACCTGCTGCGCGCCGTGATCGTGCGGCTCGACAGCATCGAGACCCTCGCGCGCAAGCAGGACGCCATCGGCGTGCTGCAAAGGGAGACAGCATGAGCCCGCTCGACGGATACGCCCTGGGCATGGGGTTCCTGCCACCCATGGCGATCACCCCTGACAACATGACCACCAACGTGCCTGCGAGCACGTTGGCGCCCTGGTCGGCCACGGTGCAGTACGCCCTGAACGAGGAAGTGATTGACGCGCAGCGCGTGATCTGGCGCTCCATGATGGCGAACAACCTGGGCAATGATCCCGCGACAACTGCAGGCAAGTGGCAATCGCGCGGGGTCGAGAACCGTCTGCGCATGTTCGACACGTCGCTCGGCTCCGTCACGGAGCACGACGACATGATCGAGATCGTCGTCGCGCCCGGCCGCGTGGTCACCGACGTGATGCTGATGGGGGTGCAAGCCTACGACGTGCAGC